AGCAGCAGCGGCATCACGGTCGTCTTCGTTGTCACTTCCCGGTAATATCCCAATGTCATGTAATGTCATCTCTCGTTCAAGCAATTCTTTTTTCAGTAATAACTTATTAAACTCCTTACTAAATGGGTTATTTAATTCAGCGGGTGTTAATTGTTTTGCTCCTGCGTCTATCTCTCGTTCGATACGTTTTAGTCGTGCTGTAATTGGTTCAGATGATTCGTTAAAAACAATTTGTCTTTTGACGGCCGGTTTTTTTGAAATTATGTTACTACTCGCGGATTGGCCCTCAGTTGGACCAGCCGCAGAAGGAATAGGAACCAGCTGCTCTTGTTCTTGCTGACCCCTCCTATCTCCATCCTGACTCCTTATCAGATAATCCTGGGATTTTTTCTTCATCTTGCGATTTGTTGATATGTTACTGTTACCGAGGACTACATTTTCCATCTGGCGGCGTTCCTCTGTGCTTGCCATGGTTAATTCAATCGGTATATTTTCATCGTCTCTGTCACTTACATTAGACGCCGATGACATCTTTCGCAAATACCTTTATATATGTGAATAATAATACTTTAATATATTTGATATTTCTCTAGTATATTATTGATTTTACGTACAATCCCAATTTTTTCTAAATTGTAAGGACGTATTGTGGCAATACACTCATCGAACGACATCCATTTCATGAGACCAACTTCCATAATATCGTGTGCTTTTTTTGGCTTCTTATCTAAATCCACCATCGCAAGAAAATACTTCTGTTTGTAACATTTCATATCCGACCCCATGAATATTTCTTCAAAAGGTGCGATATTCTGTATCACATTATCAATACCGATATCATATCCTGTCTCTTCCAGACATTCTCTCAGAGCACATGGAAGGTCTTTCTCATTGTAATTACGGCGACCTTTTGGAAATCCCCATTCGGTTTCGGTCCAACGTGTTGTTGACTCTTCAATAAACTGATGAAGTGTCTTTATACGACCATCTTTTGTGCGTATTCCCCCGAGGACCTGTCTATACTTCTCAAATGATATATGCTCTTCATTTTTGTATTGACTTCCTCGTGTGTATTCCCCCCATAATAATCGCCATAACTGTTCGAATGTCAGACGGAGTAGATTGGCCTTTTCCATCATCGTCATTTCGTCGATGATGCGTTGGATATATGCTTCATCATTGAGAGAATATTTCCCGCGAATGAAATCAACGAACCCGAATGAGTCTCTTCGGCGTATCATGAGAAATTCGGGTCCTGTTTCTCCGCAACGAAATGCAATGACGCCAATACTCGTAATCGGTGCACGGCAGTTATTATATACATGGTTTGTGCGGTTACAATTATTACAAAAATATTTGTTTGCTTCTACTGCGGAAGTCCCTATTGTCGACCCTACCACCCCGGTCGACCCTACCGACCCTGCCGCCCCTGTCATCACCGTCGTCGTATGTTTACTTCGCTGATTTCGTATTTGACTAATCTCAAGATAAGATAGCGCTGATTTAGGATTATTTACTTTTGGTTCTTCGATTGCTGCCTCACTATCCTCCATTTTGGAATTCGCTTATCGTAGTTCTATGATTGTTTTTATGTCGTTTCATTATAAGCAATGCTTAAGCTTGACGCGAAAGTATGGGGTCCGCATTACTGGTTCATCTTGATGACCACTGCAGTGAATTATCCGGACCATGTAAATGATGTTGTTCGTAAAAAATATTATGATTTTATACAAAATTTCTCGATGTTAATCCCTGACCCAGGAATGGCAGCAGAGTTTGACCGAATGTTGGATAAATATCCTGTTACACCATACTTAGATAGTCGCGATTCGTTTATTCGTTGGGTCCATTTTATTCATAATCGGTATAATGTTCTTTTGATGAAAGACGAAATATCTTTACATGATGCTCTTGAAAGATACTATTTACACTACCGTCCAAAGCCTGTCCAACTCTTGGAAGAACTGAAGTATCGAGAGAAGCTCGTGTATTTATTATTGATTGCAGGGTTGGGGTATGCGGCGTATTATTATCATAATCGGTAATGAAATATTATTTATTTATATCGTATTATATTATAATAATGAACTCGTCGTCGAATCCATATAATCATGACCCGATAGAAATAGCAATTGGAAAGATGCGTAACATGTCTTTAAGTGAATCTAAAAAGAGCCCTTGGGGTGCTGTGGTTGACTCAATCAAGAATGACACCAAAACATCAGGCGGAAAACGCAAAAGTAAGCAAATGAAATCACGTTCTAAGAAATACAAAGGAAAACACTCTAATAAGACGCGTCGGTACAGAAAATAATGTATCGATGCATTATTTTAGATGTATTATATAAAATTTAATAAATATTATATGATATGGTAAAAACAGAATACATCGTGTTTATTATTACAGCTGTCCTTATTGTAAATACATACTATGACGGCCAGCCGTTAAAGATGTTTCAAAGCAATCAAAAATGGATTAAGATGGCTACATTTGGGTTTATTGGCCTCTCGCTCTTCATGTTTTTGCGGCGCAATCCGGAAAACTCTAGGCAATTATTGTATCATGCCAATGATATTATTAAGTACATGCCCATAAGTAAAGGGACCGCGGACATGATCACACCGTTTTTTGATATGACAAGGGTTACGCCCCCCCACGACGGCGGTCACGCGGGCGGTGCAGTAGCAGCAAAAATGGCACGGCCGGCGTGGGAGGGCGGGCCTTCCAGCGGAACACCCGCAGAACGTCGTATTTTAAATTCTGGTAAAAACTCTAGCAAACGTAGCGTAAGTGAAACAAAGAAAAAGTATGTTGCCGCTCAACAAGGATGGAAATGTGGTGATTGTCAGCGTCAGCTTCCAGCATGGTTCGAAGTGGACCATGTTATCGCATTAGAACATGGTGGTTCCAACCATGTGGATAATTTAGTCGCATTATGTCGGGATTGTCACGGGAAAAAGACCGCAATGTCGTTTTTGTAACATTGCGATTGTGTATCGACATTATTATATCTTATAATTATAACTGGGTGTTGTTATCATTATAAATAATAGTAAAATATGGAAACAACAGCAGCGAGAGCATCGACAGCAGCGACGGCAGCGACGGCAGTAGCAGCAATAACAGCAAAAAAAACAGCAGATATATCAAACCCAGATACAAACGAAGGGAAGAGGGAATCGGATGCGATATCATCTATTGAAGAAGCATTCCATATTAAAAAATTATTAAATTACCTTCCGATTATCATTATTGTTATTATTGTATTAATTGGGTTTGTATCTTCTGATCTAATGAATGGAAATTGGCCAATTTTTGTATCACTGCTTCTTACGTTTCTTTATGTGATGTATATTCATTTTATTTCTCCAAAAAAGTTTATTGATATGAAAGGGAGCCCAGAACCGATTTTACCATCACCTCCAAATGAGGCTTTTAGTATAATTGGTTCGGGTTCCATATCGGAAATGTTAATACGAATTGGATTACCATTGTGCTTATTTATTCTTGGGTTAGGAATGGGATTTGGTAGTATCCAAGCATCTCAAAGCAATAAGATAAGTAATACTGACTTAACGCGAAGTATGATTGGTTTCGGTTCAATACTAATCATTGTCGGGGCTATATATTTTGTCTATCAAAAATTTGGAAAAGGCAAAACAATAACGGAATTCATACATTACGTAATTTTGTCTATAATTATTGGTATTTCTTTGATTGTTCGTGGACGTGAAATCGAACAAAATATGAATGATGTTAAAAATGACCCATTATTATCGAATGAAAGCAAGCAACAGTTTGCGAAAACAAGTGCGGATTTCATTTTAGGTTTCGGTTTATTTTTCCAAATTGCGGTATTTATGGCGATTGGTTATGTTTTATGGAGAAGTACAAAACCAGGATCCAGTGGCGGTTTTGATACGAAAAAAATAATAACCGTGATAAGTTTACTTGTTGTATTAGGTATACCTGCGAGTGTTTTCTTAGCAGCCTCGCAAAAAAGTAAAGGTATTGCTGGGGCGGAAGATATATCTGCATATGGGCAAAAGGCATTTTTAGTTCATGGAATCGTGTGGTTCATCGCTCTTATTGGTTTATTGGTTACAATGTTTGGACAGACAGAACAAATTACAATACATAAGTGGTTAATACCCGTGGCGGTGGTTGTTTTAACTATTGTTGGATATATTATTTTTCCCAGTGTATTTGCAGGTAAAAATCTCAAAGAACCGACATCCGCGGATATATTGAATATGGATAAGAACGAAGATTTTGCCAATAGTGGATATTATCAACAACTTCGTGAAGAAGTAAAAAAAGAGTTACAGCAAAAGAATCCAGGTATGTCAGATGATACTACGACGATTGAAAATGCCATACAAGCGAGACTTGATGAAGATAAAAAGAAAAAATTCACCCCTACAAATGCAGTTTTGAGTGTATTTTCAATTCTATCCGTAATCATCGTAGTATTCATTCTCATGACATATAACGCTCGTTTGAAAATGGCAGACTGCGGAGTGATACCTGATTCATATAAAGACTGGTTAATGGATGCGTTTAAATACACAACCAACCCTGATTGTAAAAGTGGGACCAACACACTGAAGGATGTTCAGCAAAAAATCAAAGAAGATAAAATGACATCAAATGACTGGGACAAAATACTTACGGACTATTCTGATAAAAGCACTTTATTCATACGTCTCGCGAAATGGTTTTCTTTTATCCCATTTTTGTCAGTGATATTACTTTTGATGTGGGTCTCTGTCCTTTTTACACATGTAACAACCTCTACCAAGACAACTGACTGGATTGCAAGTAATTTTACTGGTGATATGTTTTCACGAGTCAAAGAACTTGTCGACACTTTTTTTATTGTTATTATGGCGGGTCTTTTACTATCTGCAATATTATTGTTCCCAGTTGTCAAGGAAATGAATGTCGGCGGGCTTGAATCCATTCTGAAATTTGCGGAGTCGATACAAGTATGGCAGTTTGACAACAATAATGATAATTCAGGAAGTATAACAAAAGGTAAACTCGGTGCGGTTGCAATATTTTTAACCATATTTTTTGTTTGTTTATCTTGGTGGTGGAAATATTTAAATGAAGACAGAAAGGGAAATACCGCATTACCAATTGTTCCTGAAAACTGGGGATGGGCAATCGGTTTTGTTATTCTTCTTGCGATTTGTGCAATGCCGACTGGATTTCATATGTGGGCGGGAGTACATGATGATTTTATGAATGAAAATGTTGTAAAAAGATTATTCCGTTCGTTATTAACCACAGTGTATCTTGTTCCTTGGTTGATTATCGTGTTATTCCGAATTGCTCTTTATGGAGTTGCATCCTTGACGGGCATTCAAGAATTTGTAAATAAGCGCGACGAAGAAATTGACAAATTAAAATTCTGGAAATGGAATGCTGGGGATATTGATCTTCGCATGTTTCCAACCGATAATAATTCATTACAACCTAAGGATGTAACGAGCGTTTTAGCAGGTGGAACCACCGCAGCCACAGCATCCACAGCA